AACTGGATCCAACAGATCCAAGAGAAGATTTAGCAAAACTCCAAGCACAAGCAGGTGGTAACGCTCCAGCACCTGCACCACAAGTAGACTATATTGCAGAAAGTGTAAGTGTGCCAGAAGGTTCATTAAAAATGGATAGAAATTATAGTGTAAGCGACTTTGCTGCACTTGCTGGTGTACGTTTAGATGAAAAACAGAAAATGGGTAGTGCAGGACAAGCAAAAGGCAAAGATCCAATGCCTAAAGCACAACCAGGACGTACTAAGCATCCTTTAAAAGATAAACTTGTAGGTGAAGCAACCCCAGACGAAGAAGATAAATTTCATACAGACTTGGATGATCTAGTACATAAGACATTTGGTCACAGCAGTGATGAAGAAAAATCAGACAAAGATCGTATTGCCGAATTAGAAAAGCGTGTCGAAGCGTTAGAAGCACAATTAAGTGAACGCACTCTTACCAAAGGTGAAGAAAAAGAAAAAGAACGTATTGTTAAAGGTATGAAGAAAAACAAGAGCGATTTTAAAGATCGTTATGGCGACGATGCAGAAGCAGTAATGTATGCTACTGCTACAAAACGTGCAAAAAATGAATCAAGTGTTGACAGCATAAAAGATACATTGTATGCTGCACTTAACAAAAAAATGGGATTATAAATGAAACTCACAGAGCTGTTAACAGAAGGTCCTTTAGATGCATTTCTTGGTAATAGAGCTGCACCAAGGCTAAATGCACAAAGTGGCACTGAAGCACAAATTATTGCATTAAAAGATGCATTACGTAAACATACAATTGTGACAGGTCAACTAGCAAACGGACAATTCCAAACAGCAGGCCCTGCTTGGGCAGGAGATAGCACAGGTGAATGGAGTCAAGCACTAGGTGACGCAATAATTGCATGGAAACGTAGTATAAATTTACAACTTGGCGAGAACCGTTTAGATAATACAGGCGAAGTTGGTCATCAAGATTTACAAATATTAGTGTATAGCAAATTGTATGACACTGGTAGTAAACGTGGTTTACTTAGATTAGGTAGAGACAGAGAAGAAGAACAGCAAGGTGAGCGTGGATTACCTTGGTCAGGTGAAAGATTTAGTTATGATGCAATACCTGATACTCCTGTTACAGAAATTACAGATACTAAATCTTTTGTAAATGCTATAGGATTTAGTGGTTGGGTTGCAATTGTTACAGAATTAGCAAGAGTACGCAATCTAGAAGGCACAACTATGGCAGATTTTATCAGTAGATCATTGCGTTACATTAATAGTGCATTTCAAGAATATCCTGATCGTTGGTTAACACAATATAGAACACTTGTTGTTACACAAGCATTTGCAAACGAGTCGGCTACATTAGACAATGGTAAAACTATGAAATTTCTTCCTAATGTAGGAGGTGTAAATAGTGCTAATGGTGCAAAAGAATTATATAGATATTTTAGAGACATGGCAGCAGGTCTTTTACGTAAAGGTCGTGCAGAAGAAGATGAAAAAACTAGAGCAAATCCAGGGTCTGATGATCAAGTAAACACTGCGATTACATTATCTGAAGATAGTATCACACGTTGGGTTGTGCGTATGCATAACGCACTTGAATTTGACTTTATTGCATTTTTGCCGTTTGGGAGAGCACCAGACGATGATGTAGAAGCAATTAGTAGTCTTATGGGTCAAATCAATAGTGCAGGTGATTGGGATAGAGTTGTTGCTAAGTTTAATGACGAGTACCAACAAAATTTAAATTTTAGACTTGCTGATGAATTAAACGATGAAGACTATGACAGATTTGTACGTAGAAACCTATTTAGAATTCGCAGAATTATGCCAACTATTTTACATTCAGCAATAAATTGGGGTAATGACCAAGAAAGTTTAGATGTCTCGGTAGATAGTGAAACATATCAAGTTAAGAAAAAATTAGAATCTGGTAAGGTAGTAGTTGTCGGTGGACGTAATAGAAACGTAAAAGATGCAATATTAGAAGATACTATTTTAAAAACAGCAATTACACAAACAGGCGGCAACATTCCAGACATGAATATAGAAGTCACAAGTGAAAATTTACGTGATGCTGGATTTGTTGTTATAGCCGGTATAGAACAAGCAGCACCAGAAATGGTCGCATGGTACACAGCACAAAATCCTTTTGACGAATCAAGAGCAGCACAATTAGGACCAAGACGACTTGCAGGCATTAGAGAAGAAATGGCTAGATTGCTTGCTAACGGTATGTCAAATACATCAGCTATGTCATGGGTAGCAAACGAAGTTAACAGAGATAGAGAATGGTTAATTGGTGATGGCACTGATGAAAATCCAGGTGCAGCAAATGTTCATTTTGATAGACGCTATTTAGAAGAAGGAGATCCAACTAGAAATGGTGAGTTTGGATCTAATGACACAGATGAACATGAAATTACAGACGAAGAACAAGAGCTAATTGATCGTTTAACTGGCACTGAAGAAGAACAGCAAGGTGTTATTGCAGAAATTGCAAATGAACCTAATCATATAGAAGTATGGTCAAGTACATATAGAGGCTTTGAAAAAAGCGAACGTGAAACTTGGGATACTACAATCGGCGATGTTGATGAGTTTATAAAAATTGCAAAAGAAGGTGCAGATAGAAACGGATCCTTGCTTGAACAAGCAATTGGTAATTTTGGTTTGGTGTATGGTGCGCCAAATCTTATGGCACAAGCATTTGAAAAAAGTATGGAAAATAGCATTCTTGCACTTATTCCTGGCGGTAGAGGACCAGGAGGTGATAACGAAACATTAGATATACTTGTGGCTGCTATTGATAACAAAACAGAATATGATTTAGTAAACGAATACTTCCGTCAAATTAGTGGTGTAACAGATGATTTGATTGATGAACTAGCAGGCGAAGAATTATTTAATTCAATGTATAATAACTTGGCAGAAAAAATTGGTGGAGAAAGTGCGGTTGACTTACGAACATCTGGTTTAACATCTAGTGTTGTACGAAGATTAGAACGTGCAGCAGAAGATCCATCACCAGAAAACTTAAATGCAATTTTGAGAGCTTTAAGCAGTAAAGAAATTTTAGATAAGGAAAGTATTACAGCAATTGTTGATGCATTAGATAACATTGTACAAGAATTTGGTGCAACTTTTGATGATGAACAACGTGAAGAAATTGCATCAATTCAAGAACGCTTAGAAGAAATCAAAGATATAATTGATGACGAAGGCTGGTGGGATTATATTTGGCGTAAAGCAGGAGGTTGGTTTGATTAATGGCTTTTTTAGTCCATCCATTACCACCTATTTCAGTTTATGTACGAAAAGAATACTTGTATGATTTAGAGAAGGGGCACGGTGAATATACTCCAGGAATCTGGATTAGTGTTAAAAGCACACAATACAAAGCATTGTATTTCGAAACACTCTTAACTGATTATGGAGCGCTATATGACAAACTTCCTATATCGGCATTTGTTTGGAAAATACCGCACGGCGAGATTCTTCCGCTTGATGTGCTACAGCTTTGGGATTGTTTTGATTACGACATTACCGTTGTCCAAAAACCCATCTTGTCTAGATGTGAATTTTTTGGAAAGGACAAACGTATGCATGCCGGTGAGTATGAGTTCACCATCGATAATTGTCACCGCGATCATTCCGTCCTTGACACCAACTTCTCAGAACACGACCCCGAACACAAGTCTTTCAACGTTATACGACTTGACAACGGTCAATTCGCTGCTCAGCCTAACAATCGGGTTATCTGGCGTGATAGCTCCTTAACACCTGAGAAACTATTAACACCAGATTTTAAAGTGTGTACACAAAACTATGCTGTAGAAACAGAACCAAAATGGAGTGTTGGTCATACTGACGAATGGCAGTATAAAACACTTGACGAAGAATCGAAAACATAGTATATTAAAACAATAACCAAGGAGTATTATATGAGCGATCGTGTCTATGGCCCTGAAGAAAAGGCCAAACTAGAACGTTTAGTCAAAGAAGGCGTAACCGTTTTACAAGAAATTGAAGATTTGCAAGGCGGATTAAAAGAAACAATTAAAGCAGTAGCAGAAGAATTAAATGTAAAACCAAGTTTAATTAACAAAGCAATTAAAGTAGCACAAAAACGTGATTGGAGTCGTGTGCAAGATGAGTTTGAAGACCTTGAAACAATCGTAGCTACAACCGGTTACGATAAAGATGCATAAGGTAATTGAATATATAAAAGAAAGTCATAGGTTATCACCTTTGGCTTTTTATTGTGAAATGGCTGAAACAACTATTTTAATTGCTGCTTCTGCTGTTTTAACTTTTACGGTGCTTGATCCTGCTACAGAAATTTTTATTCCATTATATTTTATAGGTAGTATTTTAGGAGTAATAAGTACCGTTATACGCAAAGCTGCATTTGCCATTGTTTTATGTGCATGGTTTGTTGTTATGAATTTTATTGCATTATTGCAGCTCTTTGTGTTATAATAAGAAAAAGGAATTTATATGCCATACGTTGATGCTTTTTTTGATAGAGATGCAGATATTATTCGTGCTGTTGAACGTCGTGATGGAAAAAGACATTATCAAGAATATCAAGCAAAATATACGTTTTACTACGAAGATCCAAGAGGCAAATACAAAAGTATTTTTGGTGATCAATTGCAACGAGTAGTATGCAAAAACACAAAAGATTTTAGAAAAGAACTTGCTATAAACAAAGGCAAGAAAATGTTTGAGTCGGATGTAAACCCAATCTTCCAGTGTTTGAGTGAAAACTATCTTAACCAAGATGCACCTAAACTGAATGTTGCGTTTTTCGATATTGAGACAGACTTTGATCCAGAACGTGGCTTTGCGGATCCTAGTGATCCATTTATGCCAATTACTGCAATCACGGTACACTTACAATGGCTTGATGCACTTGTAACTTTTGCACTTCCACCAAAGACACTTACTATAGAACAAGCACAGGCAGAAGTTGCAGATTTTGATAATACTTATTTGTATGCTAACGAAGGAGACATGCTAGAAGCATTTCTCGATGTTATTGAAGATGCAGATATTTTGTCTGGTTGGAACTCAGAAGGTTATGATATTCCTTATACGGTAAATCGTGTTAGTCGTATACTAAGTAAAGATGATACAAGACGCTTTTGTTTGTGGCAGCAATTGCCTAAACGTAGAGAATTTGAAAAGTTTGGTAAGACTGCTGAAACATTTGATACCATCGGAAGAGTCCACATGGATTATCTCGAATTGTATCGCAAGTATACATATGAAGAACGTCATACATATAGACTAGATGCTATCGGTGAGATGGAAGTTGGTGAAAATAAAACGGTATATGAAGGCACACTTGATCAACTTTATAACAACGACTTCCGCAAGTTTATTGAATACAACAGGCAAGACGTTGCACTACTAGATAAAATTGACAAAAAACTACGTTTTATTGATCTTGCTAACGAAATTGCACACGATAATACGGTGCTTCTACAAACTACTATGGGTGCTGTGGCTGTAACAGAACAGGCTATTATTAACGAAGCACATAATAGAGGTATGCAAGTCCCTAATAGACGTGAACACGAAGGCAACACAGCAGCAGCAGGTGCATATGTTGCATTTCCAAAAAAAGGTGTGCATGAGTGGATTGGTTCAATGGATTTGAATTCACTTTATCCAAGTATTATTCGTGCTATGAATATGGCTCCAGAAACTATTATTGGTCAAATACGTTTAGATTTAACAGATGAATTTTTACACAATGCAACAACACTAGAAAAGAAAAGTTTTGCAGGTGCTTGGGAAGGCAAGTTTGCTGTATTAGAATATGATGCAGTAATGGAACAGCGTAAAGATGTTGCACTTACACTAGATTTAGAAGACGGTACTAGTCATGTACTAAGTGGTGCAGAAATATATAAATTAATTTTTGATAGTCAACAGCCGTGGATGTTGAGTGCAAATGGTACTATATTTACTTGGGAAATCGAAGGTGTTGTTCCAGGTTTATTAAAACGTTGGTATTCTGAACGTAAAGAACTACAAGCAAAAATGCGCAAAGCAATTGCAGCAGGAAATGATACAGAAATTGCGTTTTGGGATAAAAGACAGCTGGTTAAAAAGATTAACTTGAATAGTTTGTATGGTGCTATTCTTAATCCAGGTTGTAGATTTTTTGATAAACGTATCGGACAATCAACTACACTTACCGGCAGACAAATTGCAAAACACATGGCTAGTGAAGTCAATAAAATTATCACAGGCGAATATGATCATGTAGGCAAAGCAATTATATATGGTGATACAGACTCAGTTTACTTCAGTGCATATCCTGTACTCAAAGATGAAATTGCAGCAGGAGATATTCCTTGGGGCAAAGATAATGTTATTACATTGTATGATCAACTATGTGAACAAGCAAACACAACATTTCCAGACTTTATGCGTACAGCATTTCATTGTCCACGTCCACGCAGTGAAGTTATTGCAGCAGGTCGTGAAGTTGTTGCAGACACAGGATTGTTTATTACTAAAAAACGCTATGCAGTGCGTGTGTATGACTTGGAAGGTAACCGCACTGATAAAGACGGCAAACTAGGTAAAGTTAAAGCAATGGGTTTAGACTTGAAACGTAGTGATACGCCAGTGTTTATGCAAGACTATTTAAAAACATTGCTAGACATGGTGTTGGATCTAAAGGATGAAAAAGATCTACTAGATAGTATTACTGAATTTAGACGTGAATTTAAAGAACGCCCAGGATTTGAAAAAGGTTCGCCTAAACGTGCTAACAAGATTGGACACTATCAACGACTTGAAGAAAAGCAAGGCAAAGCAAACATGCCTGGACACGTTAGAGCAAGTATCAACTGGAACACACTCAAGCGTATGAATGGTGACAAGTATTCGCAAGAGATTGTAGATGGTATGAAAGTTATTGTTTGCAAATTAAAGCAAAATCCGTTACAATATACTAGTGTTGCATATCCAACAGATGAATTGCGTTTGCCTGATTGGTTTAAAGAACTGCCGTTTGATGGAGATGCTATGGAAGAAGTTATTATTGACAACAAACTTGATAACTTGATTGGTGTACTCAACTATGATTTAGAAAGTACAAAACAAAATAATACATTTAATAGTTTATTTGAGTGGGGTTGATGTTTGAATTATTTAAAACAGAACACAAAGGTTTAGGAAGTGTTGTTGAAGTAAGTATTGATTATTCTGCACAACAAATTAAAAGGCAGTACAAAGAAAACGGAATAACTTGTAACGGAAATGAAACACAGGTAAAAAAACAAGATATAGATAATTTTTTTCAAAATGAAGTATATTGGCTTAATAAACTTCAAGGGGAATGGATACCAAAAACTCTAAATATAGATATGCATACACAAACAATAATACAAGAATATACAGGACCAAACTTATTATACCAAAAAAACAACTTGCCTGAAAATATTGTTGAGCAAGTTATAGAAATGTATAAATTTTTTAAAGATAAAAATGTTTTTAAAAGAAATGGAAGCATGAGTAATTTAACTTTAAAAGGAAATAAACTAATTGCTTTTGATTTTAAATGGGCAAAAAAAAGACCTGAAGGATTAGATATGGAAATTAAAAGTTATAATGATTGGCTTAGTAAAATAGACAAAAATTTAACAAACACTCTTAAGGAAATGTTATGAAAGTAGGATTTACATGTAGTACATTTGATTTACTACACGCAGGACATATACAAATGTTACGTGAAGCAAAAGAACAATGTGATTATTTGTTAGTAGGATTACAAATTGACCCAAGTGTAGATAGAGCTGAAAAAAATGCACCAATACAAAGTATTGTAGAACGTTATACTCAACTAAAAGCAGTATCGTATGTAGACGAAATAGTTCCATATGCTACTGAAACTGACCTAAATGATATCTTGACAATGTATCATATAGATGTTAGAATATTAGGAGAAGAGTATCGTGAAAAGGATTTTACGGGCAAGGATATTTGCAAGAAGCGGGGTATCCAGCTGTATTTTAACAAACGTGATCACCGCTTCTCATCCAGTGACTTGCGCAAGCGAGTAGCAGAAAGGGA